TTGCTATCAGTTGTTACAGCATTCCATGAAATATTTAAACTGGTAGTAAGATAATTAATAAATTTTTGATAATAAAAATTTCTAAGATTAGGATCTTCTAATAAAGGTAATATTTTGTTATCAATAACACCTTGAATATCAGTCTGTGTTACATAGGTAAAACCAGTACCTGTTGTATAATCTTGTTGATAGATTATGCCATCGTCGGCAAACAAATTAGTTGAACTATATTTTCCGGTAGGATCTGTTAAATCAAAATAGCGACTAATACCACTCGATGTCCGATTAATCGCTTTAGCTTTTGCTACCTGGAGGCTGGCACTTAACGGACTAATATTATAATCTTCTCCAGTAATCATACGATTTTGTGTATAGTATGTCTGTGGTGCGTTTGTTTTAATACTAGCGTTTGTCTCTGTTGGAGTAGCATTAGTGACCGATGTAGCTAAATTTAAACCTATTTTTAATGTTTCTACTTGACCTTGTGATGATGTATAAGGTATTGAGATAGATATATTAATAATGTCTGCTGGATTTATAGTATATGCTAATCCGTTACTAATTCTATAATATACCCTAAAAGCACCTAATGGCAATTGACCGAACGTGCCATCTCCAAATGCTAGAGAAATCGTATCACCGGTTTTAGTAACTATTGAATAGATTTTTTTAATTTTTTGACTCAAGTTATTGTATATAATATTGTTACCAGTTAATGCCGATACCGGAGTCCATAGTGTGTTTTCAAGACCAGTGCTTTGATTTACATCGTATAACCATACATCGGTATTATTAATATTTTGTATGGCAATATCAACCGATTCGTTGCTACTTGGGTTTGTAATATTAAACGTTCCTGTGTTTAATGTACCTTGAGTGAAATTAAAAAAGAAACCAGTACTTGGACTGCCTGCTCCATAACCGTCATCGCTATATATACAAGCAATGCTATTACCAATCATTGGTGCTTCTTCATAAATCTCACTGCGATTAGCAAAAGTTGTACTAGTAACTTCAAAATCCATTACACGGCCGGCAACTGCTTTTGAAAACCCGTAAACAGGAACATCTGAATTGGTAGCATTAAATCTATACTGTGCTGTCGGAATTCCGTAAATTGTTCCTGTATCTGCTGGGCTACCGAACTGTTGTGCTGTTGGAAATGCGGCATTTAAAATTTTAATAAATTGGTCATACCAGTTTGGGTTGCTAGGATCATTCCAGGTAATATATTGCCCAGACAAGTTTCTTCCGTTACTATCTAATACATTTTCTGTAGTTTGTATTGTACTAAATTTTAATAGACCCTTAGCTGGAATGTTTCTGCTGGCATTATAGCTGATCATACGTGCTAGTCTTAACACGCTTTCACGACGTTCTGCTAACTCTAAAAAGTTTTCCCTAGCATTTAAATCAACGCGGAAAGCTATGCTTTGACCAATATAAGCTATAAGGTCGATAAGGGCCAAGTACTCGCTTGACTCAATATAATCGTTGAAATCTTCGGGAAAATTTGTACGGATATAATCAATCATAGTTCGACGCAGATTATCAAAATCGTAACTTTGAAAATCTGCATTACGGAAAGATTGATAAATCTTCTGCCAATCTTCTGCCAGTAATAGGTTGTTTTGTCTAGCGGTTGAACTCATGATTATTCCTAATATCTGTATTTATTGAATAAAATTATGTGCGTACTTTAAATGTTTGCCGCTGATAAACCATTGGCTTGATCAAAATTTAATTGTAACTTTTGGCTAAGATTGTATGGTTTATATGTTAATGTACATTGTATTTGTATACCAGTATCATAGCCTGTAATTACAACCTCACTGGCCTGTACACGGGGATCATAATTTACTATTTGATTAACATTTTGAAGAATAAGTTCTTTTACCTGTGGTGTTAACGGTTCAAATAGTAAATCCCAAATAATAGTGCCGAATGTCGGTTGCATTAGGCGTTCACCTTGCCGAATATAAAAATGATTTAATAAATCTTGTTTAATTAATTCAAAATCATACAGGGTAAAATTTTGTGTAGCAGTGTTTACTGTGCTGAATCCTCTATACATTTGCGGGGAGGGTATACTAGGATTAGTCTTTGATGTAATTGTTGGTATTGTATATAAGCTAGCCATAATTATTCTCCATTAAGCATCACCGGGCCCGGCGGTGTTACCTTTATATTTTGTAAATGTATCTGTAGCAGTTGTATATTCTTTAAAGAACGCAGGATTAGCCGGTGCTTTAGGCGCTGCCACTGCTTTGGTTTTAGCAGGAGTAACTGCTGTCGGATCTAGATTTTCATGACCGTTCCAAGGTTCGTGTTGCGGGACTCGAACCGGTTGATTAGCTTTGGCAGCTGTCGGTCCGTTCATATGAATCTGTGCCGCAGTCTCAACATGATTTTTAGCACTATTAATATTTGTGGCGCCTTTAGTTGTAAAATTATTGTTTCCTGCAGAATTTAAATTAATGTCTCCGTTAGCATTAAAATTTATATCTCTATCTGCTGTAAAATTTAAATCATTTTCGGTATGTACACTTATGCTATCTTTAGCGTAGATATCTATTTTACCATTGCTAGTCAGTTCTATCCAGGTAGTACCCTTGGCATTACCGATATAAATTAAATCTTCGCTATTATGTAAAAGAATTTGATGACCAGTGCGTGTACGAATACGCACCAACTCATTATGGGGTATGGCTGGGTTTCCGCCCGATTCACCTACTTCAACTGAGGTGTAATCTGGAGGTCCGGAACTAGCTGGGGTTTTACGAAGGAATGCCGCATCACCATCGTCCATTACAAATGTTGTTCCACCAAGACGACTTAGATAAGCGTTGGGCACTTGCGAGTCGCCCTTACCCTGTGGGCCTTGTCTTGCTCCGGATCGTTTATCCAATGGACCAGGAGTGCTAATTCCAAAAACCATACTAGGTACTTCGCGTCTAGCACTGCTAGTAGTAATGCCTCGTGTATCGTCAAGCACTAGGCCTTGTGAAGTTAATATATCTGCTAATGGCCCTTTTGGTTTTTTTATATTTTCTGGGTCACCAGGGGTATCACTACCGTTGATTCCTTTATTGTATTCGCCGGTGGGTAATCTAGCCTGGCGGCCTTTACTATCAGCTGTGCCTGATTCAACTGTATTTTGTGTAGCGGCATTACCAGGAATCATAAAATTCATATTGTTGTCGTTTACACTACCGATCCAATAACCATACTTAGGATTACCGTCAATAAAAAATACAATAACTAAAGAACCTGGATCGGGCGGTACAAACCAAAATCCATAAGTCTGTTGAGTACTAGTGTAGTCGTCAGTAGAACCAGTTGTCGGGTTAGGAGTATTTCCGGTAAAGGGACTCATGTATTTTACACGATGAGTTTGGCCGCCATCAGCTGTACCATTAATCGTATCTGCGCCAGACGGTCTTAAAATTTCAACTTCTAATGCTCCCATGTATTCTGGATCAAGGCAGCTAACTACCCTAGCAATAAAGGGGCCGGCAGATTTCTTTTCATCTTCTTTGGGGCTGTATTCTTGATTTAAATCTTCTGACATAATGTCTCTTTATATTAGTTGTTAGGTGAAAAATCAGGTGCCGGTGCTGTTTGTGGAGTTATTGCTTTAGCACCCGGAACAGCGTTGCCCTGGCCGCCTGGCGGCTGTTGAATATTAAATGTTTGAGATGCTGGAGCTTCAATTGTTGATTCTTGCATTGGGAGCCTGTTTGCTTTAATTATTTGTCTAAATTCGCCACCTTTAAATTTATTCGTTACACTAATAACTTTGTACAATCCACTCCACATTAGATCTGGTGCTGTGGCTGCTGATCCAAAATTATACAGTCCAGTCGCTTGATTTAAATCCACCGGTGTTCTAAAATTAATCCTAATGTGTACTTCACCGTTCTGATAATTAACGTCACCGCTGGCATTTAGATTCTGATGTTCTGTTGGCTTTGATGTAAAATTACCGGTACCACTTTGTACGATATAATACGGATCACCGATAATTTCCATTTCTATAACAGTCATTTCGGATTGCATGCTAATAGCATCATGAAATAGTCGTGCCGAGCGAGTCGCTTGGTCTTCGCGGCCACCGCCGCCTTTACCATCTGTTGAGTTGTAAACCTTAACATTCTTGTTACCGGTAGGTGTTGTATTAGTCTGGGGAGCTCTTCCTAAACCAAGACCCCCGATCCTTGGGGACGCTGTTTGTGTTTCTGCTCCGCCTTCGTCAACAACTGTTTTTACATCTTGTGCTGAATCTAATCCGGCCTGTCCTAATGTTGTTAAAAAACTCATTTTGAAATCAATATTAAATTTGAGTATATCAATATTTTTTCCTGTGTAAATGTAATTGTACACCTTTACACATTCTTTTCCTAAATTAGGCAATCCCGGGGCTTTAGTATTTGGTGGCATTGGGCCGCTACTAGTATGAACAAGGTATGGAATTACTCGATATACTGTTAGTTTAGGTTTAACACCGGTATATTTGTCATTTGCGGTTGTTGAAATAATGTACTGTTGTTTATCAATTCTCCACCACTGGCGTTGACCTTTAGTGTCAACAACTCCTGCGGTCAGGTGTGTTTTTACATAGTCACTGTTTAACAAAACTTCGTTAATTGCTGTTTTAATATCGGTTTTTTGACTGAATCTAAAATCGCCGGCAGTAGGGTCAATCTTATTGTTACCTCGTATTACTCCCTTTGACGGATCTTTACTAGCGGCTTTATTGTCTTGGGGGAACGAAGCGTCACCCTTGCGGCTATCGCTCAGGCCTAGGCTAGCTTTGCCTAATTCGTTAACAGTTGCAGCGTCCTGTACAAGCACAGCATTTTTACTGTTTGGCGGAATTACTTGGGTAACTCCTAATTTTTTAGCAAGGTCAGTAGACGCAACAGAAGTTGTTGCTGAGCTAGTCGACCCGCCACTAGAGCCTGCGCTAGAAGGATCGGTTGGGAACAAAATTAATATTTGATCAGGCACTGACACTTTACTATTTGATTTTTCGTTTGCTTTGGCTTGATTTATAATAGTTTGTAAACTTTTTTCACCTGTTTGTAATATTTCTTGAACTGTCTTTCCTTTTATAGCTACGTCCTTAGGTATTTGAGAATGTTGTACATCATGCGCACCGGCATTAGCTGGATAACAATCGCATGTGTAAACTGTGCCGTTTTCTGTTACATTCATGCTGGTATTTCTAAACTTAATAGGTATTTTTCTAGAAGTCTTAGGAGGACTACTCATGACGCCAGTTTCTGTGTTTCCTCTAAAATCGAGAGTGAGCAAATATACAGCTTGTAAATAGTTTGCGTTGCCGGCATTTTGTGCCGCTTGCTGGAGTGCTAGCAAAAAGGTACCCATGCTATATGGTTCAGTTATTTTAAAATTAATTTGAAACACATTAGTAGTGGCCATTTGGTCCATGCCCATCTGTGTTACCATTTCAACATCATCGATATAAAATTCAAAAGCACCAAATGCTGTTTTAGGACGATTGCTAGGATTTATGTGTGCTGATGAAAATATTAAATTTTTTGGATTTTTTACCATGTATGTCGTATCTGGATTATTATATTCAGCATCTGATAACGCATATAAGCTGAATATATAATCGTAACTGGCATAGGCAAACAATGGATTAGGTAAAGGTAATTTTACTCCAGACGGTACTGCTAAAAATGAATTTATAAAATTAACTGCGCCCTTGACCGCACCCGTAACAGTATCTACCACGGCTGTCAATGAGCTAGCTAGTCCTGTTGAAGTTAAAACATTAGCACCTGTATCTGTAGCATTAGTTGATGTTACTGCTCCAGAATCTGCTACTGTTAATGTCGACCCATCATCAAAAACCTGAGTTCCCATGTTATAATCCCAATGCTATTTTTAAACTACTGAGTTTACAAAGATAAATTTGTGTTCCGGGAACAAAATCAAGAATTGGATCTTGAAGAATATCAAGATTGCGTTGTGTAAAGACCCACCACAGCCTAGGATCACCGTATAAGTCATTTGCCAACAAGTCTGGACGATAAGCATACTGCGATTCAATCGTATATAGATAATCATCTACATCCGCACTCACTGAACGAATATTCAACAGGTCTAAATATGTTCCACGCATCGGAGTAGTATACCACGGACTAGAATTTATATATTGAGCTGTCATTTTTAAATGTATCCAAATGGGTTATTGAGATAGCCGCCACCGACAAACCTATCAAGACTAAAGTTCTTAGCACTATTTCTACTATAGACTGGTTGTAGAGTTATCTGGAATGAGCTTTTAGTCGGCACGTGACTTGTTCCGCCGCTAGTTGTTCCACCTAGTCCTAAACTACCTGCTAATCCTGCTATTTGTCCTACACCGCCTGCTATGCTACTTACCGCTCCGGTAACACTTGACAGTCCAGGAACGGCTCCTCCTAGTGCTCCGCCAATACTATCAGATAG